CAGCGGCCAAGGCCTGGGCTCCACCGGATTGCCAATCGGACAGGGAAGTCCTTGCGGGGACGGTGGTGGTGTAGGCCGCACCCGTCGGGTCGGAAGCCTTGTTCGCTCCGTTGCTCCAGTTGACTGCCGGGAAGGTTCCGAGCGAGCGCGTGCCGGTCGTATTGTTGTCGGTCGTCGGCTTGAAGTTGCGGTAAATCAACTCCAGCTCATCGAGCGCGGGAAGATACCACTTTGAGCCACCATCACTAGGGAACGTCAAACCGTTGCAATAGTTGAAAGCAGGATAGGTGGCGCTCGCCAAAGCGTTCTGCGCGGCTAAGCCATTCCATCGAGTCGAAGCGCCAGACACCGTGGCGCTAGTTGAGCGCCACGCCAAAGCCCCCTGGCCTGATACTCCCGAACGCTCGGAGGACGCCTCGATGGACGACGGGCCCACAATGAGCGCGTACCTGAGCGGTGTCTGATAGTCGTCTGCGGCGTCGATGGCACCGGACTGGGTAGTGTCAATGATGCCAGCGTAGTAACCGTCATATGCGGCGGCACCAATGGATAGTGACGCGAAGAAGTCGGCGAGACTGAAGGGCGGGACGCGTGTAAGTTGCGACTGCCCCCAATCCTTTACCTGAGTGCTGACGAATAAGCGCGACCGCCTTGACATTAGGCGATCCTGTTGACGTAGCCGTGGATCGTGATGACGTTAGTGGTCGCGGCGAACGCGGTCACGGTCGTGGCTGCCGACCCGGTGCCCGTGAGCGTCAGACCGGGGGCGACGAGGACGAGACCGCCCTGCGCGGGGATGGTGACCTTGATGTGGTCATCGGGTGAGGACGTGCCGCCGAACTCGACCGTAAGGAGGCGGGCCGTCGTGTCGGAGTTGTATGCGTACAGCCACACCTCGTCCACGGTGGTCGCGCTCGTCCCGGTCGCGTGGATCGTGGTGCCCGGTGTCGCCGTTGCGGCGACCTTGATACCCCTGCCGCGGGTCGAACCGGACAGGAGGGTCTTAGTGAATGTAGCCATGAGAGTGAGTGCTCCTTATCCGAATACCTGAACGGCAATGATGTTGTCTGCGTCGTCCTTGCCGCCGCCTACGGCGGCCCACTTGAGGCCCGTTGACTCTGCGCTATCGGCGGTCAGGACGTGCCCGTTAGTACCAACCGCCAACCTCGCGGGAGTGTTGTCGGCGGTCGCTGAGATGAGGTCGCCCTTGGCGTCAACCAGGGAGTTAGCGACAGCGCCCACGTCGGAGGCCGACGGCATGGCGTGGACGTGATCGCCTCGGCTGACCGTGGTGGCGCTTCCTGGCGCCGATGCGCCCAGGGGCTGCGTGGAGGCCGCGAAGTTGGCCGCCAGGCTCCGGTTGGCGGAGAGGTCACCGCCTCCGGTGAGGCCGTTACCTGCTGAGATCGTCCGTGCCGTGGGCACGGCGCCCACATTGGCTGCACTGGGCATGGCGTGGACGTGATCGCCTCGGCTGACCGTGGTCGCCGTGCCGGCGGAGGACGTCCCGAGAGCTGCGGCGCTGCTGGAGAAGTTCGCCGACAGGGTCCTATTAGCGGAAAGATCACCGCCTCCAGTCAGGCCGTTGCCTGCGGAGACGGTGCGGGTAGTAGGGACGGCCCCCACATCGGAAGCGCTCGGCATCGCGTGGACGTGGTCCCCGCGAGAGGCGGACGTGGACGAGCCGGCCGCCGTGATCCCGAGGCTTGCCGGGTTGGAGTCGCTGAGCGAGACGCCGGACACATCGGAGAATGTCGAGCCGTTAGAGACCTGGAGCTTGCCGGTGGTGGAGTTCCACACGATCCGGCCAGCCCACCGCTCACCGGACGTCAGGGCCGCGATCTGCGTGGACGTGTACGACTGGACGCCGGGCGCCAGGTCCACAGCCTCAGCGAGCGCCTGGATATCCCCAGGCACATCGTTAGCGTCTGGCCCGTCCGGGTACGGGTAGCCCTTGGTGGTGGCAGGCATACAGGCTCCTCTAGGGGGTCGGCGGCACCCACGACGCCATGTCGTCGTAGGTGTCGAAGGCGTCCGTCAGGTCGTCGTAGGTGGGGAAGTAGATCGACAGCTCGTCGTAGGTGGCACCCGTCGTCGTCTGCAACTCCACGTCCATGCCGGCGGGCTTCTCTTGGAAGGCGGCCAGGAGGCTCTCGGCGGGGTCCGGGGTCTGGGACGTGATCGTGACCACGGTCAGCAGGTACGGCTGAGAGCCGGACAGGTTGGGGTAGATGCGGCACGACCTTGACCCGGTCAGGGTGCGCTGAACGGCGCGGATGATGGCGCCTCGTGAGCCGCGGCGCTGCAACCGGGACGCCTCCGAGATGGCGCGGCGCTGCACGGACTCGGTCACGCCGGACACGTCCAGGCCAATCATCCAGCCCAGCCACGGCAACCAGGCCCGCTGCGCCGCTTCCGGGTTGGCGAGCTCGCATGTGCCGGTCGTCGAGGTGTCGGGGTCGGCCGCGTCTACGAGCTCCACGGTGGCCCGCTGAGGGTCAAGGAGGGACGCCAGGTAGCGGCGTGCCGAGTAGTCCTGGTCCTCGTCGGCTGCCTTGACGTAGGCCGGCAGGCGGGAGAAGACGAGGTCAGTCAGCCGGGAGGTAGTGGGCGCGGTCACTACAGGACCGTCACCGTGATCGTGCCGACCTGGGCCAGCTCATTGGGAGCGAGGTCGACGGTGCCGGACGGGTCCGCGACCGAGTCGACGTAGTCCACTCCAGCGACCTGTCCGACTTCTCCGATGATGTCGTTGACCACGATGTCCTTGCCCCAAGCCCATTGCGTGGGGTTCATCCATGCCTGTAGCGCAGCGGTGACGTTGTCACGGATGGCATCCGTGGAGAATCCAGGCAGAGCCACGACCGTGATGTCTATGTCCTGAGTGACGACGGTCCCGTTCTCCACATGTACGGAGATCATGGACGCGCTGCGCTCGGTCATCTGAGCGTCGAGGTCGTCCAGCACGGACGAGTCCAGGGGGCCGCCGCGGCCGTACAGGTACACGGTCACATGGCCGAGATCATCGCCAGGGTCGTTCCCCGACTCGGGGTCGAACAGGTCCACGGTGGTGGCGCGCAGGACCCGGGTGTCTTCCAGGCAGTATGCCGTGAAGTGGATGGGGATGACCAGGGACGAGGTGACGCGGGCGAGGCGCGACCCGGCTCGCTCAATGTAGGCGGCGTCCGACTCGGGGTCGGCTCCGCCCGTGATCGTCGTCGACACCTCCGCGGACACCGCGTAGGGGACGGCGTCGATGATGTCCAGGGCGGTCCCCACGGCGAGGCCGTTAGCGGCAGCGCTCGGGTCGGCGGTGCGGACAGGCAGGACCGCGGTCTCCTCGTCCGTCACGGACGTATCAGCGGTGACCTCCAGCAAGATGCCTTGGCCGGGGACCTCGAAGCGCGTCCCCGTCGGGATGGTGGTCGTCCGCGAGTCGTCGAAAGTGACCTCCACGGCTCCCACGCCGGGGATGCCGGGGGAGCGTGGCACGTCGTAAAGCCCAAGGATCGCCTCGACCACGGAGCCTGGCAGACGGTTGGCTGCGTAGATGAGATCGGACACGCCCAAGGCGAGCGCCTCCATGAGCACGACCTCGGTCGACCCGTTCCGCGGAATCCAGTCAGGAAAGACCGCCGTGGCGTAGGCAACAGCGTCGTCGACGATCCGCTGCGGGTCAGCGTCGGCGACCTCCAGGGACAGATAGGTGAGGTCCAGGTCTCTCGGCATTCCTACTCCTCAGCCCATTCCACGTTAGCTCTGACGGTGATGTATCCCTTGGACGCGCCGACAATGTCGACAGACAGCACGCTGAGGTCCGGCTCGCACCGCTCGATAGTGGAAGCCGCGTCCTCAGGGTTCACGCCACGGCCCACCGGGTCGTCGAGGCCGTAGGCCGGGGCCAAGCCGCGCTCCCCGGCGACCGTCGCGACAACGGCGCCGGCAAGCTCAGCGGCCTGCCTGTCGGAGTACTGGTCCGTCGTGACGACGCGGCCCTCAGAGTCAAGCCGGAACGGGTGAGAGATCACGCGCACGGGGACTCCTTAGACGAGGGGGCCGAGGATGACGAGGTCGTCCCGCTTGACTTCGGCCACGAGGACGGTCTGGCCCGGTGTGATGACGTTCGCTGTGTGCGAGTGCTGATTAGTGAGGTCACCGAGTGGGTGTGTGCCGGGTCGCCAGCCGATCCCAGAGTGTGGGAGTGAGCCGCGCGGGTGGTCGTCTCGTAGGCAACGCGCTTGAGCGGACCCCACTCGACGCCCGGCCAGGTGGACTTGATCTCCACGAATACGCCCGCATTCGTCACCCGGGTGACCTTGCCGCGATAAAGGTTCATGCGTCTCCGCTCGACCCGCCCTTAGGGGAGGGCTTCCGGGGCTGTGATGCTGACACCTGGACCGCGGCCACCCCGTCGTGGGTGACAGACACCGAGTCGACAAGCCACACGCCGTCCGCGACACCCAGGCCCTTGACCTGGATCAGGTGCCAGGGGCGCATCCTCTGACCTGCGTCATACGGCAACTCCAGGTCAAGGTTGGCGAAGTCGTCCGAATTGTCGTCCGACACCGTCCAGGCCGCCGCGATGGCGTCCGTGGCGGGCGCCTGCCTCCATGTCACCTTCCACATGGGCGTCTTAGCGCCGCCCTTCCACGCCCAATGCCTAGACCCGAAGTAGAACGTGTTGGAGTGCTCGGTCCACGACCAGTCCAACTCGGAGGCGAGGTTGCCGATCACATCGAGTTCGCTCTGGCGCTGATCCCCGCCGCGCTGGGAGATGTCGAGCTGCTTTGAGGACTGCTGGCATACAGCCACCCCGCCTGCCGCCTTCACCCGGGCGGTCACCCATTGCGACGGCGAAACCTTCTTGGAGTCCGTGACCTTGTATCGCCGCCTGAGACTCCTCGCGAGGGGCGACCTCGCGGCGACTGCGACCGTCGTCAGCTCGTCCCCGCTGTACGCCGCCTCCACCGATCCGACGGTCCACTTCTCGTCATCGAGGGTCACCTCGGTGTTGAACGTCGCGAGCGGGGTCTTCACCAGTCGTAGGCCCGGGTCTGCGGCGGTCACCTTGAGCTCACTCAAGGCGTCCGTCGCGTACTCCACGCCGACCTCGGTCACGACCTCAGCGAGCTCGGCCTTCAGTTTCTTGCCGGCGACCCGGAGGCGATCCACCTTCGGGGTGCGCGTGTTCACCTCATCGTCCCCGTGTCGTCACCGGGCTGCTTCGGGAGTCGATCTGGGCGGCGTGAGCCGAGCCGCTGCGCCTGTCGCACGGCGGGGGAGCGGCGAGCGGGTGAGTCCGCGTCGTACTCCAGCAGGTTGGCCGGAGGCGGCGGAACTTCCACGCCGTTAGGCGACACCTCAGCGAAGGTCTCACTCATTTCCTTGGCTTCTTCCCCTTGACTGGCCCGATGGGCGCGACAGCGTCGGACACCTTCGTCAGAGTCAGATCAACCTCAGCGACCGCGACGGCACCGGTCGAAGTCCAGTCCGTCTCGACGATGCTCAACTCGGTGATCCGGTAGTCCTTCCGTGACTGCCCGCCCAAGGTCAAGGTCACAGGGACCTTCGCCGTCGCCATCTTCCGCAGGAGCGCAACGTCGGCCTCCGCGCTTGACTCCGGCGAGGTCCCGAGGGTGAAGGCCAGGCGCTGAACCGGCAGCGACTGGGACTCGCGCAGCAGCAGCGGGCTGCGCCCCGGCCGCGTCTGCTGGGCGTAGACGGGGGCGATGCCGCTGGACTCAATGTCCGACGGCCACCAGGGCAGCCTGAGCGTGCCGACTCCCTTGCAGGACAACTCGGCGTGGCGTGGCCCTGCGGCAATCTCACCCCGGACTGTGACAGTCGCGAGCGTCATCAGCCGCGCTCCTTCCGGCGCCGCTCGGCGCGGCGCAGAGCCGTCGCCACGGCCGCCTCGACGTCCACGTTCTCGGACGGGTTGTTGACCACGACCTGGCCGATGAGCGGGCCGGTGTGGCCCTGCACCTCAGCCCGCTCGATCAGCGCCGGGTCGACTGCCTTCTCGGCGTTCATGCGGTACAGCTTGTCCACGCCGATGGCACGGACGGCTGCGGCCCGCATGACGAACTCTCCGTTGGACAGGCGCATACGGATGGAGTCGGAGGTGGCCGTTCCGGGTCCCTTGACGTAACCACCATTCCAGTCGCCGTTGGCGTCCGAGCCGGTGCTACTTGAGCCGCCGTAGGTGTTGCGGGAGTCATTGAACCGCAGCGTGATGTCCACGATACGCGCGCGTACGGCGCGGTCAATCTGAGTCTCCAGCAACTTGGCCTGGCCGCGAGCGCGACCTAGGCCGGCATCGAGCTCGGGGTTGAGTTTCATCCCGGCGTCCTGTGCGGCGGTGCGGATATCGTCCACGGCTCGCTTGGTGAACTTGGCCTTTTCGCTGGGGTCCTCGAAGGCGTCCGCGGCGGTAATCATCGCGGATGAAACCGCGAGTGCCGTCTCTTGGGACGGCTGTGCGATGAACTCATCAAGCGCCGTCTGGTAAGAAGCAAGCGCCTGCTGGCGGCCGATCTCCGACTGGAGGTCAGCGAGACCATTGGTGAGGTTGTCAGTAGCGTCTGCCGCAGCCTGATTTGCCGTCTTCAGCGCTGAGGCGGCGTAGGACGCGGAGTAGGCGGCGTCCCGGTACAGGCCGGTCTCCTGTCGAGCATTGCGAAGTGCGCTCGTGACCGTTCCAGACGTAT